GTGCCATTTGTGTGGACCCCGCCACCGCCACCACCACCACCACCAAGAAGCGAAACATCCACACGCAACGCTCCGGCTGGTTTTGTCCACGTTCCATCCGTTGTGAAGACTTCTCCCGGGAGACTACTTACAGGGTTCGCGCCGTCTGGAAAAAAGTAGTAGACATCATCGTGCTCGATAGCGATGATCGTTTCAGGTGCCAACTCTTGCCACTGTCGACGGGTGAAGATCGACTCCGTTAAAAGCCGTGAACGGTTAGGACCGGAAATGGCGACAAGGCCATCCGGTGAGGCGTACACGATGCCAACTTCGCTCAGGTAGGCAAGCGAACGCTTCGAGACGCAGGCTTGTTTGATCTCGAACTTCGTCATCGAATACGCAGAAGGATCGTTGCCTGAAGCCGTGTAGGGAAAGGCTTTGGTCCCGATCACCACCGTGTTGTCGATGTTGCCGATGGCCACGATATCGGTATCGGTGTTCAGCCGCCACGCCACCGGCCACGCATGGGGGTTGTTCTGCGCGGAGAAGCAGAGTTGGTTGCGGCGGAACCCCACCATGATGCCGTTGGGCAACGCCAGGATGCCACGCAGATCATCTGGCGGTAGATCGTAGAGTTCGGTTTCAAGCGCGTCTCCAAGTTGACTGTCGGTCAACTCGTCAACGTAGTCGGCTTGCGCCAGGGGGATCTCGGCCACGAACGCGGAGATCGTGCCGGCATTGCCTGTCACGGCGCGATAGATCCGCTTCGTTTCGACAGCGTAGTCAACACTGAATCCCGACGGCACGCTGGTCTGCGTGGTCACTGTGATCGCAGTGCCATCGTCTTTCAAGATCGTCGCGCTGGCTGGGCTTGGCGCGGACTCTTCGCCAAGATCGTTGACGAAGGTGACAACATAACTCGTTGCGATCTGAGTGATCGCGGCGGTCGGCGACGTGCCGCGCACAAGGATGTTGTCGTACCACGTTTCGTAGTGCGTGGTCGCGTCGTCAGCAACGTTGAGCACGAAGCCGAAGTTGCCCCCCGAGTTGACAAACGCATTGGTGACGGTGACGGTGCTGCCGATCTGCGCACTACCGCTGTAGATCCCCACCCGCACAGTCTTTGTCCCGGCTGCGTTGATCTGGACAGATCCTTGGCATGTGTACTGCGTGCCTGCTGCCGGTGCTCCGATCGCCGCTTGTGCAAGTGTAGAGAAGCCGGCATACGCCCACGCTGAGGTAATGCCGATCGACAAGAAACCGTTCTCGGCCCAGAAGATCCCGATGCCTGCGCCTGTGGTCGACGCGAGCACGTGTGCCTGCATCCACCGCCGAGTTTCACTGCCGAACTTGACATCGAAACTGAACTCGACAACTTGCGAGTCTGCGACACCGAAGTCTCGATAGAGGTACGCAGGGAAACTACCGTTCTCATCGGCTTCGAGGTAGTAGCTGGGCTGCGCGTTTCCTTCCACGACGCTTTGCGTCACGCGCGACAGCACGAACGCACTAACCGTCGTCGGACTCTTCGTCCAGGCCGTGTCGAGCTGATCGCCGTTGTCGAGCACTTCGATCGTGCTCGATGTCGGAATCGAAGACACACCAGCCACCAGCGTTGGTTCGGCGTCAGGTGCCGGTACGCCCAGCGGCCGTGTCACAACCGGAAAAGGCTCACTGCCAGTCGTCGCCAGCGCGTAGTTCGTGAACCGCGGTTGATCGTAGAGGTCCGGGCCGGTGATGTAGATGCGGTAGGTGTTGTCCCCCGGGATCAACCCACGCGCGACATCCACGTCAGCAGCCCACGAGAGCCACTGATCATTCAGTAGGTAGATGGTGCTGACGGTATCAACGTTTGCCAGTTGCTTCGCCAGCACCAGTTGCCGCCATGACTCTAAGTCACCTGACTGCAGCCGCGCGTTGACCGCGGTCTGCGCGCCATTCTCCGGCAACGCGCGGGGCGTTACCCGCGGGGCCTCTCCACGGAACGAATTGCCGGCGATCCGCATGTCACGCTCACCCTCTCAGAAACCTGCGCGGCCGCACACGTTGCGAGCCGGTGTTGTGGCTGCGTTGCGCATCGGCCTTAGCGTTGTTGATGCCGGCCTGAAAAGCCTTGGCCTGCGAACCTGCTTCTGCCTTGTCGCTCCACGGTTGTTTCGGGATCGAGAACAGGTATGCCATCGTGCCGGCCTCGATGACACCGTTGTGCTTTTTCAGGATGTCTTCCGGCACGAACCGGGTATCGTCCTGCGGCTGCAGCACCACGGTGATGCGGTAGTTGAAGTCTTGGTCTGGCGTGGGATAGAGATCGTAGTGCGCGTGCGGCCGGTAGGCATACCAACGCGGTGTGCTCGGGTCGGCCGCGAGGTTCCACGTCGTTGGGTCACTCGGTTGGATCTTGAACTCAGCGTTGGCTCGCGCGGTATCGATGCCGATGATGTTGCCTTTGATCGCGATGACTTCGAGGTACTGCGCGTCTTGCCCACTCAACGGCACGACGTAGGCGCCTTCGGCACCGCTGTCGAACGCCGCGAGCGCAGTGATGTCCTTGTGCAGCCAGTGAGTCTGATTGCAGAAGTCCTGCATCGCCTGCACAAAGGCAAAGCGCAGCGTGGCGGTCGGGCACCGCCGCACGATCTGCGCGATGTTGCGAAGCCGCGTGGTGACTTCGACGTAGTTCATCGCGCCTCGGGCGTGTCAGTGACCTTCGGGGCAATCGCGATCTGCGCTTGCGTCTTCAACCCCAGCGCCTTGCCCCACTCACCCATGTAGTAGGTGGCTTTGGTGATGTCCTGCTTCTTCGTATTCATCGCGTAGGCGCGGCCGAGCACGAAGTTCAACAGCGGGGTCTGGTAAATCTCAAGCACCGGCAACTCATCAGTGATCTCCGTGATCAGCGGAGGCACCGCGCCCCAACTCGCGTTGACCCTGCCGTACCCATTGTTCGGGGGCGTGACGAAGAACCGGGTCGGTTCTTTGACGTTGGTGGCGAAGTTGTCCACGTCCAGCACTTGATCGTCGGCTGGCCAGAATCGGTTCACTTCCTGCAGCAAAGCGAGATCGCACTGCGTGACGACTTGGCCAGATGCCACGTTGCTCGTGATGTCGAGCAGCGTGGTTCCACCTTCGGGGAGTTCTTGCGCGATGCCAGCCACTAAACTGAGCGCATCGCGCACGGTGTAGAAGTCGGGCTTCACCGCCTGCGTGGCGCGCATCGCCTCGTTCAACGCGGCGAGCAAGTCAGCGTCAAGCCACGTGACCTTCGCCGCATCGATCAGGATGCGGCGAGCTTGGTCCGTGACGATGACGCTGACGAGGATCACGCGAGATCTTCAGCCGGTACGGTCTTCGCCTTGGCGAGCAGCGCTTCGTGCTGCTCGGCCAGGGTCTTCACTTGGCCGCGCAACTTGCGGTGGTCGGTGTTGACATCGAGCGTGATCTGGTACTCGGCGATGGCGAAGTCCACCAGTTCTTGCTTCGACGCTTTGCCGATGTCGAACGGTGCATCCTCGCTGGTGTCGATCACGCGCCGGGCGCCGTTGGTGCTCAGCGTCTTCAGCCAGCGCATGCGGCTTTCGAGCGTGGCCTTCGGGTCGCCCGTGTAGACCACGTAGTGCGACTTCTTGTTGTTGCGGATCCGCGGCACGTTCGGCATCAGCCGACCGTCCTGCGCGTTGATCAGCAGCGGATGCGTCTTGTCTTGCCGCTGGCGCGCGCGCGCGTCCGCGACTTTCGATTCGAGGGCACCGGCTTGAGCGTCGTTCAGCATGGAACCTTCTCCGTTTGCTTTGGGTGGTTTGAAAACCGGCGCCCGAAGGCGCCGGCTACATCAACCCGCGATCACGACCCGGTTGGGGACGTGCCGGGGGTCAGAGCCCTCTTCTGCATCTTGCCGGCCGAGCTGTTGGCTTGGCTGGTGCCCAACGGGGTGTGCGGGTACCGGGCTTTCGCCTTGCCGCTTGCCGCGCTGGTCTGCGAAGAGATGGTCTCGGGTGGCAGCTTCACCGGCATGCCAGGGCCGTAGGGGGAACTCGTCTTCATGTCGATCTCCAGGGTTTGCAGAGATGGGGCCAATGAAGGCCCCATCTTACTGCGATCAGCTCTTCTGCACCGCAGCCGTGCCGATGTAGCTCGGCCCGATCACCTCGAAGCCGAACACCATCAGGCCACGGATGATGTAGCCGAAGTCCGTGGGGTTGTCGATCATCTGGCATTCGATGATCTGCGCGGCGAACGTCAGGCCGGCGCTGTGGCCGAACACGACATACGACGCAGGGCCGGGGCTGGTTTGACGCAGCAGGTTCCGGGACTGGTAGATCGTGAAACGGTCGATCTCGCCGACCTTGCCGTTGCGCAGGATCGAAACCCCGTCGCCGGCCAGAGAAGCGATTTTCAGGTCGCTCTTCTTGATCAACGCGATGAACCACGGCGGCACGACGAGCCATCGGCCTTCGTCCGACACGTTCTGCTCGTCGAGCACCGTGCCGAGATCGACGATGAAGTCGACCACGGTCGTTTTGCTCACCAACTTCGGCGTCGTCGACATGCCGAGATCGATGTCGTTCGAGTCGACGCCAGCGGTGTTGCCGCTGTTGTCGGCCGACACGTCGGCCGGGATCGTTTCCAGCACTTCCGCGTCCACGGCGATGCGCAACTGAATGCTGCCATCGTTCGCGAACACGTCGGCCATGTCGATGTCCGACTGACGCATGTCCACCAGCGACAGCGCCACGGCGAACGCCTTGGCCTGATCGATGGCCAGCGTCACCGAGTTGTTGGTCGGGTAGACCGGCGAGAGACCGGCGCCAACCACGTAGTCCGTCACGGTCACGTCCGGGATCGTGCGGATCTTCACTTGCGCGCCGAAGCCGGCGATTTCACCCTCGTAGTCGGTCGACGCGATGTCGCCGAAGACGGTGGTCCTGTAGAACTTCTCAACCATCTTGCCCGAGTAGATCTCGGGGTCGTAGTTGATGGTACCCGCGGGACCATAGTCCGGGATACCAGATGCACGTGCGACACCCATTTGAATCTCCTAGTTGGGGTGTTCAGCCGGTCAGCCGGGTAGTGGCCTTCCGACGCGGAGCTTCCGCCGTGCCTCGAATTCCACACGCTCCTGAGCGCTCACCTTGCCGAGTGCCGCACGTTTGAAGAAGTCCTTGACTTCAGCATCCGTGGGCGCGATCAGCGCGCGGTTGTTGGGCTGCACCGGCGGCTCGCCGCCAGTGTTGGCCCCGTTGCCATGCGGCGTGATCGGGGGAGACGGGGGAGCGATCGTCTTGAGGTATGCCTTGAACATCTTGGCCACGCCGTTCGCATTGAACTTCGTGGTGAGACGCGTCAGCTTGTCTTGACGTTGCTCGTCCTCGTCCTCGTCAACTTCAGCGAGCCATGCCTGCCATCCAGGCGATTCGTCGATTTCCACATAGTTCGGGACTTGCTCAGCGAGCGTGTCCGTGAACTCCTGCTTCTTCGTGCGAATCTGCTGCTCAGCATCACGTTGATCGCGCGCTTGAAGGGGTTTGACCACCTTCTCGACCGCAGCTTGCGCGGCTTCGCGCGCTGCTCGTTCGGCCGTTGCCGCGATGGCAGTGGCTTCGTTTTCACCGATCTGCTCGATCTGCTCGGGCGTGAAGTACTTGCCCGGGTCCGTCTTGCTACTCGACGGTGAATCCGTCACCTTGGCTTCTGCGTTGGCGAGTTTTTCTTCCAACTCGTCGACCTGCCGATACAGACCGGCAACTTCCGTTTCCCGTGCAGTGCGCTCGTTGCGGAGCACACCTGACACAACGTTGAAGCGATGCTTCCAGTAAAGCGGGTCGCTCTCTCGTGGGTCTACGGTTGGGGCAGCTGCGGCCTTTGGGTCAGCAGGGGGTGCTTCGGGCTTGGCGTCCGGCTGGGCCGGGGGCGTCTCGCCTTCAGGCGTCTCAGGGGGCTTCGGTTCGCGTTGCGCTGCGAGCCGGGTCTCAATTGCTTGCGACCGGCGCAGCACGGCGCGAGGAAGCCGTGTTTCGTTCGAGGCTGCGGGAGCCTGTTGCATTTTGGTCTCCACGATCCAGGGTCACCGGTCTGGTGTCTGGGGTTCGCTGTTTCGCGAGATGCAGGCTTAAGCCGCGTTTCCCGACATAGACACAACCTTCCGAAACCGTGGCGAAACGGTTGGCAGGTTGCGGGTCAGCTTGGTGTGGGCCTCGCGGATGTCGGAGATCAGCTCGTCGAGCGTTTCCGCCCGACCTTGGGCTCGATGCATTTGCACGCCTTCGAGCCTGCGAAGCATCCCTTCGACATGGCCCAACCTCGCTTCAAGCATCGTCACCAGATACAAGCCATCTGGCGACTTCGCAAGTCTGGCCAGGAATGTCAGGTCATCTGTGGACAACGGCATACGGTCGGCATTGTAAGCTGTTGCTGGGGTGCGTCAATCGTCGAGCAGCGCCCTTGCGGCGGTCTCGGCGGCACGTTGGGCATTCGATCGGTTCACGGCGGCTTTGCGCTCACGCTGTTCTCGCTCGATGCGCGCCTGCTCCCGCATCGCGTCGATCGTGGCTTCAGCGGCGACGAGTTGGGCGCGCAAACCGCCGGCTTCCTCAAGCAAGGCACTGCGCTCTTCGGCCCACTGCTCCTGCATGATCGCCAACGCACGCTCGAAGCTGTACGCCGGCAGCACTTCAGGCACGACGACAGGTTCGACCACCGCCACTGCCTTGGCCACTTTCGGCTTCAGCGGCTTCGGCGCCGGTACTGCAACGGTCAACTCAGCTTCTGGCTCAGCCGGGGGCGCTCGCTTCGGGGGGTCTGCATCGGGTAGCAGACCGATCAACTCCATCAGCGGGGCGCGCGCTGGCGGCGGCACCGGAGCATCCGGCATGTTGGTGATCTGCGCCGGCAGGGGCGGCTCGATCTTCTTGCGCTCAGGCTTGCTTGGTTTGAACCTGACGTTCGGGTACTGGTACTTCGCTTCGGTGAAGTCTTCAACAACCGCGGCTGCGCCACCACTGAAGGTCAGAACAACGTCATTGCCAACCAGGGCGTACCGGCCTTGCGTGACCGTCAGCGAGAACGCACCCGCCGCCGTCTTGTCCAAGCCCACGTCGTTGCCAACGAGCTGGTAGGCCCCCGGTTGCACGACCAGCGAACGGGCGGCACGCAGCGTTGCATCGGCGCCGGTCAACCGGTAGACGCCAGCATCGACCGTCAACGAGCGGGAGCTCTGCAACGTAACGGCATTGCCAACGATCTGATACGCGCCCGCCTGCGCAGTCAACGACCGCGCAGCACGCAGATTCACATCCGCGCCAGTGAGTACGTAAGTCCCTGCAGTCAGCGAAAGGCTGTTCGCAGCGGTCTTTGTCAGCGTGACGTCGGCACCAACGAGGTTGTAGACCCCTGTCTGTGGCTGCAGCGACCGAGAAGCACGCAGGTTGACTATCGCGCCGGCAATCGCGTAGGCGCCGGCCTGCACCGCGAGCGAACGCCCAGCCCTCAGCGCAACGTCTGCCCCAACCAAGGCATACGTTCCTGCGGAGATGACGAGTTGCCGAGCTGCGCGCAAGGCAACGTTGGCGCCAGTCAACGCATAGGCGCCCGCTGTGACCGCAAACGATCGAGCGGCACGCAGGCTCACGTTTGCGCCAGCCAAGGCATACCCGCCCGCGGTGATCACGAGCTGGCGCGAAGTCCGCAGGGCAACGCTGGTGCCAGTCAGCGCATACAAGCCTGGGGTGACCGTAAGCCGGCGGCCAGCGGCAAGCCCTACGCTCGCGCCGGCCAGGGCATACCTGCCCGTGGTGATCACAAGTTGACGCGAAGCACGCAGCGCAACGCTTGCGCCAGTCAGCGCATAGACGCCCGGGGTGATCGTGAGTCGGTAGCCCCGCGCAAGATTGACATTCGCGCCAACGAGCGTATAGCTGCCTGGGCTGATCGAGAGTTGACGCGCAGCACGCAGTGCAACACTTGCGCCAGTGAGCGTGTAGGCACCCGCAGTGATCGTCAGCGTGAATGCGCCGCCTGCAACCACAGGCTCTAGTTCGTCCGCGAACCACTTCTCGACGATGAGGAAATTCGTTGCCATATCAGAACCACCGCCCAGACATCAACTCGCGCGTGCCGGCAATCGGTTCATCGAGAATCTGCTGCAGCCACGGGCGATTGACGCCATAGGTCGCGGCAACGGCCTTAATTGCGACAACGATCGCCCAATAACCAGCCCCAGCACCCGATCCGCCGTTCGTGATGGTCGTCGAGAAGTTCCCGGTGGCACCGGCGCCGACCGCGTCCTGCGTCTGCAGTCCGATACCGCTCACCCAATCCGTGTTTACACCGTCGTTGCGCTCGGTGTAGCTAGTGATCTGCGAGAAGGTCCATCGCCCACCAGCGTCGGTCTGGTCTGTCCCCGCGAACACAGCCACGTCGTCGCCGGCCTGCGCTGTGATGCCGTTGAGAGTGGCACTGATCGGGCTTGCATTGGCGGTCGTGTTCTTGGTCGTGGTCGGCGTGATGCTGAGCGGGGTCGTGTTGTTCCGGCCGGTCCACGCCGAGCAGATCAGGGCTCGCCCTCCGCCGTTGCCGTCACTGTCTGTGAATCCGAAAGCGTCGCTGCCGGTGGCGTCGTTCTTGTCGGCCAACCACACTTCTTGTCCGTCCGGCGTGGCGGTGACGAAGTCGACGTTGACCTGCTGCGACCACCCGGACGGCGGCGTCATCGTGTCGTTGGCCCCGCTGCCGAAATCGATTGTGTAGAGCGCGAGCAGGTAGTCGTGCGCCGCTACTCCTGTCGGAGTCGCCGTCAGCGTGCCCGCAACACTGGCCGAGGCTATGGCAGATGAGCGGAAAGCCATGTTCAGCTCACCGTGGCGTCGAGGTACGTCCTGATCGGCCCGTTCGTGACGGTGATCTGCGCCTTGAAGTGCGTCGGCTCGTCGGGTTTGAACCGCCACGACAGCACCGCCTCCGGTACTTCGCCGTCGCGCCCAACAGCGATACCGCCGCCGCCCTCCCAACTGTTGGCACCGAGTGGCGTGTACGTCACCCCGCCGTCGTAGCTGAATTGAAGGTCGAGCTTGACGATGGTAGCCAGGTTTGGCCAGATCGTGGGGTCGACGCTCGTGCAACGCCCGATGCGCACGTCAAACCCGGCGAGTCCATTGGGCGTGGCAATGGGCCCGAAGGAGCGCGTGCCGCTGGGGTAGTCGCCAAGCGGGATTTGGCGAGTTTTAGGCATCCCCCGCCTACCAGGTAATGGCTTTCAACTCGTCCACGGTCTTCGCGGCATCGATGCGCGGATCGGCAGGCGCATCGCGCCACTTCTGACGCCGCACCTCAATGGCATCGGCAGACTTCTTGTCCCCACGTCCGGTGTGCTTCATCCACTGAGCATCGAGTTCTGGCATCGCGTGAGCGCGTTGAGCGCGTAGCATCTTGCGGTGGCATTCGCGTGCCGCGGGCATGTCATGCTCGATCTTGCTGCCTCGATCGCGCAATGCGTTGCGGTACTGGCGGTCGACACTGAGCACATCCCACTCAGCTTGGGTTACCCGCCTCCAACTGACAACGGTAACCCCGGTGTCAGCCGCCAGACCACCGCGCGAGTCGCGGCGATGCTTCCACTGCTGCTCGTTGCGCGCAATGAAATAGTCGATGTAGGCATCGGTCACCGGATTCATCCAGATGTTGCGCTGATCATCGAAGATCCAGCCTTCCCCACTCGGGCGGCTTGGAGCACGAAACTCTTCCTCGATCGCGAACCGATACACCTCACCATTGGATACTGTCGCGAAGACGTGAATCGTCATGCTTGGTCTCCAAATCCGGCCATGTAGTAGAACTCGGGATCTTGCGCGACGTTGGTGGTGGCGGTCTCGTCGAAGTTTTCGGATTCGATGACCGCTGCCGTTTGGCCTGCATTGCGGAAAAGACCACCCCCAATATCCACGCTCGCTACAGCCAAGGAAGTTGCGACACGTTGGAGCGATGTCAGCGCTGCCCAATGCGTGTCGGAGAAATCGGTTCCGATCGTCCAACCCAGCCGCCCAGTTCCGGTGTCCGCGATTCCGGCGAGATTCCAATTGGCATGTAGGGTCGTACCAGCGCCCGCGGCCTTGCCCCAACACTTCGCTGTGCCTGGGTGCCAGTTCACACCCTGTGGCGTGACGTACTTGCTCGTCGAGGTGCCGGCTTCCATCTCGGCCTGCGTCGCCGCGTTCCCGACGCTTGGGTAGATCGCTCCGTTCACATCGTAGTGCAGCCAAGTCCCGCCCGTGTAGACCAGCGACTCACCCGCGAGTAGCGAAGCCTTGACCACCGTCTCGGTGTTCGTGCCGTCCGCGCGCTCGATCGTCACATCGCAAGCTGTGCTCGCGTGGTTGTTGCGCAATGACAGCTCGGTCACGCGCTTGATCAGGCTGGCCGCGCCAGTGACGATCGCAGTGCCCGGACTCGCGACCGCTGTCGTGATGCTGGCCAGCAGAATCGGGCCGAGCACGCTGCCATCAACCACAGGGGGCGTCGCGGTACTGACCGCGACTACCGAAGCTGCAACCTCGATGTCAGCCGCAGCCGACGTGACGACTTGCAGCTTGTGGCTGGTGGTGCTACCGACGAGCACGGTTTACTTCCGGTGCGGGATGAAGCGCAGCACCGCCGCGATGCGGCTGATCTCGCTCTTCAGGTCAAGCCACGCCGGGCCATCGCGCAGTGCCTCGATGTCGCCCTTCTTGTTGAGCGCGACTTCTTGCAGGCGTGCGATCTCGGCGTTGATCTCGTCGAGTTGTTCCTGCAGCGGGGCAACCTTCTTGTTGGTTGCATCGCGCTTGTCGCAGAGCTCGTAGTACCGAGCGAGCAGCAGTTCATTGGTGTCCATCGTGGTCCCCTTATTGCAGCGTCCAGACACCGCCAGCGGCGAAGTCGACGGTCAGCGTTTCGGTGTCGGCCAGATTGAGCGCACTGCCATAGTCGAAATACGCCACCAGCGCGTCGGCTGGCGAAGTCGCCGTGTCGTTGTACATCACGAGGTACCGGAACGTGTTGATCGAGGCGCCCGTTGCCGTGATCACCTCATCAGCGATCGTGACCTTCGCCTCGCCGTTCGACTCGGTGAGCGTCACCGTATCGAGCGGGTAGCCCCCGCCCGCGCCGCCGGTGTAACCACCACCGTTGGCGATCTGCGTGATGTCGGCGAGCACGGTCTGCCCATCGTTGGGCGCCGTGTTGGTCAAGGCGAGTTTGAACGTGTGCGTCGACCAATTGTGGACAGCCTTGTTGAGCTGCTCGGCGTAGTCGAAGAATTTGAAATAGGCTGACGTGGGCATGGCTTACTCCGCTGCTGCGCTTTCGATGATCTGCCCTTGGTCGTTGTACTTGTGGGCGATTTTCTTTGGCTTGCTCGCCTGCTGCGTGAGCATGGCGTTCTTCACCGCTTCCTGCACTACCTGGGCGATGATCGAGTTGGTCTGCCCGGCCTGCTCGCGCGCAGCCTTGGCGTCTTCCTTGACCTGTTCGAGCACGACTTGCTGGTTGAACTGCAGCTTCTGCTGGTCTTCCATCGCTGCAATCTGCTGCTGTTGCTGCTGGGCCATCTGCGTGGCCTGCTTTTCGAGATCGTCGTCGGTCGGCACCACTTCGTCGACTGGCAGCTCCATCGCCGCGGCGGTCTCGCGCAGTAGCGCGGCGCGATACTTCGACGTGATGATCGCAGCGTCGATCGGGTTGGCTGTCATGCCAAGGAACTGGATGCGGCGCTGCTGGGCCGATTCGCGGATCAGGATCGCCGCAGCGCCGCGCGCCACGACGCGGCAGTCACCCTTGATGCTCTCGTCGGGGTTGTAGAGCATCTCGTTGACGAACGTGTCGTAGGTTGCAGGCTCGATCACGTTCATGTCGATGTTGCTGATGCCGCGGCGCAGGCCCTTGGCCGCGTTCGTCATCAACATGCCCAGACCCGTCGCCGTGTCGGCCGACCCGCCCGCGCGCTCGTTGCCGTAGGTGTAGCGGGGGATGCCGGTCGAGTCATCGGCCTTGATCTCCCACTTCTCGTGCAGCGCCATCAGCGACGCCGTGCGGTCGTCCGGCTGGAAGAAGCCGATGCCAGGGTTCACGCCCTGCGTCGGGTCCGACTTGAGTTGGTAGTTCTTCCACGGGAACGCTTCGAGCGACTGCTCACCGTCCGCGAGTCGATCGACGTGCGTCCACATCATCGGGCCGCTTGCGATCCCGAGGTTGTCGGCAATCGCGCACGCGATGCCGTTGCACATCTGCTGCGGCGTCTTGGCCAGATCCGGGATCGACCGACCCCAGAACGCGCCCGGGATCGCGTCGTAGCACGCCTTGCGGTACGGTCGGTGGCCGAGCGGATGCGGGTTGAGCGCGGCATAGAGCACATACCTGCCGCACAGCACGACGTTGCACTCGTAGTCCTTCGTCTCTTCGAGGTTGCCAGAAACACCCCAGCTCATCAGTTTCCAGCCGGGCACGCGTCCCCAGAAGTTCAGCGCATCGATCACGCCGGGCGGTGAGAGCCACATGTACAGCGTCTCTTGCTCAAGCCGCTGGCGCTCGCTCTCGGTCCACATCCAACCTTCCATGTGGCCGGCGCTGTAGTCCATCAGCGCAGCGTCGATCTGGTCGTCCTTGTAGCCGTCGATGCCCTTCAGGTCGTACAACTCGTCGCGCTGGAAGCGCATACGCTCAACGAAGTCACCCTTCTGCGGGGTTGCGGATCCGGGCGCGGGGTAGCAATCGAACGGGCTCACTCGATCCCACCAAGGCACCGCGGCATCGGAGACCAGCGGGCGCCACCCGGCGCCCCACTTCAAGGTGCGGTCGCGCTTGTAGACCGGGCCTTTGAGGATCGCCGCGGGGTACGTGGTGAAGTCCTCGATGAAGTCGTCCATCGCCTGATAGAAGTTGCCCTGCACCATGCGGTCTTCGATGGTCCTTTCCATCTTCGCCGCGCGGTCTTCGGCCAGCTTCTTGTAGGTCTTCTCGGCGTCGTTGCGGAGTTTCTCTCCCAACTCGCGCACGAGGTCACGGAACTCCTGGGGATCCATCACCCCACCGCCGGCCTGCTGGGCCTGCACGAGCACTTCCTGCGCCTTGGCGAGTGCCTTGCGCACGATCGCGTCCTTCATCGGCGCGGGCAGCTCGGCCAACGGCGTCGGCTCAAGCCCGCGCGGTTGCTCGCCTACCGGCAGCACGATGTCACGGACCCAGGCAGACCCGGCGCGGCTCTTCACTTCGGTCAGCGGGGACCAGACAATGTTCAGGCCACCGTTGGTGGCCTGCATGTCGGCGATCTCTTGCGGGCTGTAGATCCCGCGGCGGGCGCGCAGATCGGACAGCAGTTTCTGGTTGATGCGCTCCTTGGCCAGCTTGTTGCGGTGCCACGCCTGACGCACGTGGCCGGCGAGCGCCGACTCGACCTGTGCGCCTTCAAGCTCCTGAACCGGGTCGGGCGGCGCGCTGTCGCGCTGCAGGACTTCCTTCAACCCGAGCTGGCGAATGAGAGGGTTGACCCCCTTCGGTTCGTCTGCCATGCGAGGCACGAGCCGGGTGGCGCCTGACGATTGCCGCGCGCTGGTCTCCATGGGCGGCGATTATGCAACACCTTGCTGGGAAACAAGAAACCCCGAGCGGTCACCCGCCCGGGGTTCTTGACTCACGCCACCATGACAACTGCGCCCATCACCTCGCAGCAGGTACCAGTATGCCTTCATCTGCGACTCCACACAACCGTGCGCCGCGCCACCGGCCGCACCTTCGCATTCGTCACCTTGCGATCGATCAGCTCGGGCACGAACGACAGCGCGAGCGAGTCGGCCTTGTCGGGCGACTTGCCCCCGTTCTTCTTGATGTCCTTCTTCGACTGAAGCTGAATGCGAAACCGAGCATCGTGGCCGTAGTCCAGGCTCGTGAGCTGGTCGGCCAAGTCGTCATCGTCGGGGATCTGGCCGTTCTCCAACCAGTCGCGCATCGTGCCCCAGCACTCCGAGCGCTGGTTGAAGTACTGCTTGTCGTCCTTGGCCGGCTGGCCCCACTGCACCGGGATCAGCGGCGGAAGCCCGCGCATGCGGCGCAGCGCCGAGTCCAGATCCGCGCCGTTGCCGATCGCGTCGTAGACGAGGCACACGGCGCCCTGCGCGTCCTTGCGCAGCAGCTCGAACACCCGGCCGGCGAGGTCGGGGCCATCGAAGCCCGACAGCGAGAGCTGCCAGTGCACCATGAGCCCTTGACGCAGCGTGATCACCGAGAAGTCGTCGCCGAACCGCGCCGGGTCGACCGACAGGATCTTCGGGTGCGCTTGGTAGACGACCTTCGACAACTGCCGGCGCCGCGCCTTGGTGACCGCTTCGGGCGAGATGAAGTTCGAGTAGCCGGCGCGCGGGAACATGCCCTTGACGCGCACCCGCACGAAGTCGGAGTCCTCACCATACTCGTCGACCCACGCCTGAAGCTGCGCCTTGTTCGTGAAGCGCACGGTGCGGCTGTCGACGCGCGAGACCGTGTTGCGCTTGTTGCTCGTGCAGTTCTTGAAGAACCGGCCGCTCGTGCGTGTGGGGTTGCCGTAGCGCAGCCAGAAGATCTGGGTCTGCGCGTCGGTCAGCGCGCCTTCGGTCACTTCGTAGATCAGGTCGTCGATCGCCGCGGCCTCGTCGAAGATCACGAGGATGCGCTTGCCCTTGTTGTGCATGCCGGCGAAGGCTTCGGACTTTTCCTTCGTCCACGGGATCTGGTCGATGCGCCACGTCTTCTCGCGGTCGGGGTCGTCCTTGATGTAGATCGCCGTCGCGGTGAGCGTGAAGAGTTCCTTGCCGATGAAGAGCTGATGCCACTTGCCCAACTCGGCCCATGTCTTCGTCTTGAGCTGGCCTTCCGTGTTCGCGGTCACGACGCCGCGCGTGTCCTCGAACGTCGAGATCGCCCACAGGATCAGCCAAGCCACGAGCGCCGACTTGCCGACCCCGTGGCCCGCCGTCACGTCTTCCTCGACGACGCAGCCGTCCCAACCCCCCTCGGCGATGCGCGCGCCAATGCGCCGAAGCTGCTCGACCTGCCATTGCTCGGGGCCGATCTCGTTCTCAAGCGAGGTGCCGGGCACACCCCACGGGAACGCCCACATCACGAAGCCGAGAGGGTCCGACTCGTAGCTTGCCAGCTTGTCGAACAACTCCTCGACGGGCGTGCCAGCCACCTTGTCGGCCAGCAGATCCGCCGCGCGCAGCGGGATCTGGACGGACTGATCCTCGCGCGTCGGCGTGTAGGTGACTGGGCGCATCAGGCGATCAGCGGCGCCACGTGCGCGGCTCGTAGCTGCCGCTCTCGACCGGGGGTTCCATCGGCGCAAGGCCCATCGCCATCACGTCGTCCGGGTCCGGCGTGAAGCCCTCGTCGGCCGGCGCCAGCTTGAACGTGCCGCGCGTGCCGGCCGTCTCTCGCACCCGCACGTTGCGCTGCCCGCCCGTGCGCTCGCTGCCTGCGAGGGTCTGGCCGATGCCGGTGGCGATCTCGCGGAAGCACGTGGGGTCGATCGCCCGGCCGCGGTGGGTGGAGTTACCAGAGTCTTTCATCGTCGCTCTCCTGTTGGTCGATGACGACCGGCTGCGGCAGTGCGGCCGGCTTGGGCGGGATTATGGTCGCGTCTTCGACCGGTTGCTCACCGTTGTACCGGCGGTGCCGCGCGGCTTTGAGCTTGTCGGCCAGGATCGAAGCGAGCGCGTTCACGCCGTCCTCGTCGGTGCCGACGATCTTGAAGTGCTTGGCCAGCGTGCCGAGTGCCGCGTTCTTGTCGACGAAGCGGTACTTGCGGATCGTGTACGGCACGGCATCTTCGCCGCGGCCGTCGAAGCGCATCTCGACGTCCATGCCGCTGATCGCCGCGGCGACGTGTTCGGGCAGGTTGTAGGGTGGAATCAAGTCGCCGTTTTCGTCGTACAGATCGCTGACCTTGGCGAACGAGATCGCGGCGAGTTCCTGCATGACGCGCCGGCCGCTGATGTCGAGTTCCGCATGGCGCTCTTCGAGCAACTCGGCGATACGGGCGCGCACCTGGGGCAACTTGAGGGCCCTCGACCCTCCCTCGTTGTCGTAGCCTGCTTCTCGGGCGGCCTTTGCGCGCGCGCCGAAGGACGCACCATGCGCCACGAAGGCTCGGGCGAACAGCTCGTGCATCGGGAGTGAAAGTTCAGGCATTTTTTAGAGAAAAAATTTCCAAATAGGAGGGACGGATTACGGGTTTGCCCGGGCGTAGAGGATAGAGGGGGTGACCCCCCTCAATGCAAGCGGGGCTCTCCCCCCTGCACCCCGGCCCCCGGAATCTGCGCCTCGCTGCCCGCAGTCTGGCCACGCTCCGCTGCAATCTGCGAGGCGCTGGCCACTGGCTCAGCGTACAGCGCTGCGCGCCGCGCCTCGCTCCAATCTGCAATGTGGCGCTGCATCGCAGCCACTACAGAGGGCAGATTGAGGGACGACACGCGCGCGCCCTGCCCGGTCTGGATCAAGCGGTCCACGAACCGCGCCGCGAGATCCTTTGCAGCTGTGAGTGTGTCAGTCACGGGCGCGCCGCGCTCCCAGGCAAGCTCGATCGCGAAGCGATCCTCAAACACGCACAACACGCCCCCACGTTTGGTATCGCGTGGTGATACTTCGAGTCGATGCAACTGCATAAAGTATCTCCTAAGTGACTGATTACGGGGGATTATTGCATGCTTGCAGATAGTTATGCACAGACTGTCCTACTCTAACGCGAGCGGCACTTAGATCCAAGGGTTATATAAGGCGCCCGGCCACGGGGACTAACATTTTCCGTCAGTCGACTGACAATTTACGTCAGTCACACGCCGCAATGTGTCGCTTTTCGGTGGATAAACCTGTGGATTAGCTGTGATACAGCATGGCACGGCAAATGCATGCAGTGCGGTTCCCTTCACCTCTGCCATTGAAAGGCACGACTATGTCGACACTCATGCAAGCATCAAACCAATGGGCCACCCGGCCCGATGATGAGCGATTCACCTCGCTCTACGCGATGCAGGATCACTGCGACGCGCAGCGGGCGAATTCGCGCGCTGTGGTTGTCTCATCGCGCCGCATCACGGCGCAACCCGATGGCAATACCGGAATCCTGATCGCTGGCCCCAACGGCAACACCTACGCGCCGACACATCAAGCGTTCGGCCAATTGGCCACGCTCGCCAGTGCGCCGGGTGGATACCTGCGCACCCTGCCCGCGCCGATGGCCGCTGACTGCCTGAACTACGGGTTGCAATACTCGCGCGACGTGGAGGACGTCGGCATCCTGCTGTACAAGAATGGCACGCCAGTACTGCGCGCCGCGACCGGCCCGAAGTATGGTCGGATTTGGAATTCGGACATCGTGCGCGCGCTGGTGCAACGTTTCGGCGACGGCATCAACGGCCGATTCCGCGTGCCGGGCGAATTCGGCCACGCAGTCGACGTGACGAAGGCAAACACCACACTCTACGCGGGCGACCGGGATATGTTCGTTTTCCTCGCGGACGAACAGAATCGCATCGAGCTTCCCGGCCGGCGCGATGGGCAATCGGGTTCGCTGGCACGTGGCTTCTTCGTGTGGAATTCCGAGACCGGCGCGGCTCGCTTCGGCATCAAGACTTTCCTTTTCGACTATGTGTGTTGCAATCGCATCGTGTGGGGTGCGCAAGGCGTCGAGGAATTCAGCATCCGCCACACGGCATCGGCGCCGGATCGTTTTCTCGAAGAGGTGCAGCCCGCGCTGCAGGCCTACGCCAACAGTAGCGCAGCGGGCGTGACGCAAGCCATCACGGATGCGCGCGCCGACCGTATCGCGAACGTCGATGCGTTTCTGTCGCAGCGGTTCGGGGCGCGCATGGTCGAAAAGATCAAGGCCGCGCACCTCGCCGATGAGGGTCGCCCCATCGAGACCCGTTGGGATGTCGTCACAGGCGTGACGGCGCACGCGCGCAGCATTGAGTATCAGGATGCGCGCATCATTCTCGAAACCGACGCGGGCAAGCTCTTGCAGACTACCTAACGCACGCGCCTAGGGGGCGCCAGTCTGCCCCCTATGGCGTGCGCTAGATCGGCCACGGCAACCCCTTTTGGAGAAACACACCATGTCTTTTGCAGACTTCGACCCGAACGAGCGCCGCGACGCCTACGCGCAGCGGGTTGCCAACGCCGCGCCGCTTTTGCTCGCCGCGCTACGCGCCATCGTGGAGCGTCCCGGCCCGCTGTTTCACTCCATAACCGAAGAGGATGAGAAGCACTGGCCTCAGATTGCACAAGCCAAGGCCTTGCTTGCCGAACTACAAGCCTAACCCACGCGCTAGGGGGCACCGCGCCCCCTATGGCGTGCGCTAGAGCACGGCAACCCATCACACAGAGGCACAGCATGAATCACTACCTTGTTGAGATCACCGACACATTCGGTGGCGAGGCAAACTACTCATGGGTCACACGCCATAAGGTGCGCGCCGTCAGTGAACGCGGCGCACTGATTCGCGTGAATCGTGACAGTGGCTTAGGTCTGCACTCTGTCGGCTGCGATAGGTACGATTCCCGCAGCGGCGCAACATGCGCATTCATCACGCCATGGGAACCCGAGCATGTGCAATTGCATGGGG